GTTGACGATTGGGAGACCGTAAACTAATTTCGGACATATGTCAAACGTATCATTTGCATATTGCCATATGGCAAGTTTTACATGGCGTTAGGGTGCAAATCCAGGTTTTAGGTGTACGAAAAAAAATAGCTAAAATGTACCTTATCTAACCATAGGTGACGATACGAAACAGGTAGGCTCGAACCAGGAAACAAAACAAGAACGTAACAGGTACATACAAGGCGGACAAATCGAGAACGTAACAGGTACATCAAATGCATGGGGGCGGGCAAAAAATCCCACGCCTCTATAGATATATATATAAGGACTCTCAAATATTTTTAAAAATTTAAGGGTATATCGTCATATACTTAGGTCGCTCTATAAAAGACTATAAAAGTTATATTTTTTTAGATCTTCTATTGCGATATAGGTATTTATAGTGTATAATAGTATTATGGAGAATACAAATAATAATTATATTGAGTCTTATATAAACCTTCAAAGTCTATTAACGATGCAAGTGGAAGATAGTTGTCATAATGACTTTCTTTCCTTTGTCAGGCTTGTAGCTCCCACGATTGTGTCTGGCTTCAAGATGGGTCGTCATATCGAAGTCATCTCTGATAAACTACAGAAGGTGGAAGATGGTGAACTAAAGAGGTTGATGGTCTTCCTTCCTCCCCGTTCTTCCAAGTCTGTCATATGCTCCAAGCTATTTCCGGCATGGTACATAGGTCGTAATCCCGAACATGAGATACTGACGATCTCACATAGTGATCAACTTAGTAGTGACTTCGGTCGCTCTGTCAGGGACATCGTAAACACAGAAGAATTCCAGAAGATCTTTCGAGGTGTTGCTCTGAAGAGTGATGTCAGGGCTGCTGGTAAGTGGAAGACAAATCAGAACGGTACATACTATGCTGCTGGTGTCAGATCTCAAATCGCAGGTCGAGGTGCTCATGTAGCTATCTTGGATGATGCAATGTCAGAGGAAGATGCTATCTCCTCTGCTGGTCGCAGATTCATAAAAGAATGGTATCCGGCAGGACTTAGAACTCGTATTATGCCGGGAGGAGCAATTGTTATCATTAATACTCGGTATCACTATGATGATCTGTGTGGATGGCTTCTCAAGCAACAGGAGGACATGTCAGACTATGAGACTATTCCTTGGGATGTCGTTCGCATACCAGCCTGGATAGATGAGGAATCCTCAGATCTTCTGGATCTTCCGGTCGGCTCAAGTTACTTCCCGGAGTGGAAACCCAGTGAAGTTCTTCAAATAGACGAAAATGAAATAAAAGCAAGTAACGGAGCTAGATATTGGAATGCTCTATATATGCAAGATCCAACCCCGGAAGAGGGTGGCCTAATAAAGAAAAAGTGGTTACAGAACTGGGATGAGGCTGAACCTCCCGCCTGTGATTTTATCATTCAAACATTCGATACAGCCTTCTCTACCAAGACTACGGCTGACTATAGTGTTATACAAACATGGGGTATCTTCTATCAGTACAATCAGGATAATAAAGGCTATGAAGATTTCGCTTCTCATTTGATTTTACTGGGAAATATAAAGGGAAGGTTTGAATATCCCGAACTACGCAGGATGGCACAGAAACTATTTGAACAGCATCGTCCTGATGTATGTATGGTGGAGAAGAAAGCCAGTGGTCAATCTCTTATCCAAGACATGAGGAGAGCTGGTCTTCCCGTCATGGAGTATCTCCCGGACAGGGATAAAGTATCCAGAGTCTATGCATCCACACCTATAATGGAAGCCGGTCGTCTCTGGATACCCAAAGGCAAGAAATGGGCAGATGATCTCATAGAAGAATTAATAAGATTTCCCAATGCAGCTCATGATGATCAGGTAGATGCCCTCACAATGGCTGTAAATTACATGAAAGACTCTTGGCATCTTACGCATCCTGACGATCCTGAATACGATGAGAGACCCAGAGAGAAAGCTCCCACATACTGGAATGTATAAAAATTTGGGAAACTGGGAAAGATGTGCTATAATAGTAGCATGACCAGGAAGGGGAATTATTAAATATGTCTGACGCATTCAATACGGCGTTATGTCGAGCCACTCAACTGTCTAAACCTAAAGAAGAAGAAAAAACCTCAATCAAAATATTTAGTATGGCTGGGGGAGGTGGTCTATCTTCCGTACAAAAGAGAATAGATATTGGTGGGGAACCACACAGGCTTGCCTATATTAATTCTGATGAAGCTTCTCTCCTGAAACAACTAGGTGGTAGTGGCCAGAATATCAATGGCGTTCCTGCTTATTATATGGGTGATGAGGAGGGTGCGACTGGTTTTGGACAATCTTGGAGTGATCCGGGTGATGGCGAAGATAGTTCTGATAGTCAAGATATAGTTGAAGCAGTACCTATTAGTCCACAAGTACAAGCTAATCCTTCTGGTTTAGAATCTGGTTTATTAGCTCCTGCTGGTCCTGGATATGCCAGTCTTCCACCATCGCCGCCTCCCGGTGGCCTTGATTTTATCGGACCTTTAACAATAGACCAAGCTCGAGGGCAAGCGGCAATACTAGAAGCTCTTCAAGAACAAGCTAAAAAAGAAGAAAGAGATGCTAAATGGAGTGCTTCTGCAAAAAAGGAGCGTAGTAAAGTTCCTGATCGAGTTAAAGATCCTAAAGCACATAAAGAATATATAGAAGCTGAAATGGCTGCTAAAAAAGCAGCAAGAGATGCATTAAATCGTTACTACTGGACACAGGCTCCAGTATTTAGAGTAGGTATAGATATTCGTGAAACAGATCATGAAAAAATAGCAGGTTCTCCAAATATTCCAAGTATTACGGATCTGCAAAAAAATACCGGAACGGACAATCCATTCTTTGGAGTTGAGAGAGAAGATGGAACTATAGATTGGTACGGTCCTCTCGGTAGTCAAAAAGATGAGGAGAATACTTGGGAGTTTTGGAATCCTAATCCTCTAGCTTATGCTTTTCAGACTCAAACTGTACATGGAGTTGGAGCACCAAAAACTTACGAGGAATATATGGATATAGCAGAAGCTGGTATACCTAGTAGTGCTATGGGTATTATGGACCCACAAGCTCCTGAAAGTTATTTTCATGCTCAACAATTAGTATTACAGGAAATGATAGAAGCTAGAAGAAAAGAAGAAGAAGAGTTAGAAGAAGAAAATAAAATGAGACGTGCAGCAGGTTGGCTAGAGATTGATAAACCAGAAAAAGGATGGAAAACTGTAGATCCTGATAAGTATGATGATCCATTTATGAGTTTTATACACGGTATCGCTGGGTTCATGAGACGAGGGATACCTCTTTTAGGTGCAATTAATTTTGCTCAAAGAATGGGGGGTAGTGGTGAACATGGTATGGAAATACAAGGGATAGAAGATAAAATAGCTGGTGGTGCAGCTTTAGCTTCATTAACAGGTTATTATGGACCTTCCTTAAGTAGAGAGACAAGAGAAGCTGAAAAGGCTGATGAAAAAGCTCGGCTAGCTGGCACCGAGTCACCGTCACTTCCTGAAATATTAAAGAAGCAAAAAAGAAAAAAGGATGAGCCAGAAGAATTTAAAAAGTTAGGTCGTATGAAGAAGTACTTTGAAGAAAAGGATGAAAAAGAAAAAAAGAAACTATTGAAACAATTTACTAAAGACGAACAAAAAGCGATTTTAGACCTAGAAAAAATGAATCAGATAGGTTAGGACATAATTAGATGGCAACAGAACGCAATCCCTATGAAATGATACCGGAAGAAATGGGTAATGTCATACCTATGCCTGACATAGAAGAGACTGAGAACGCTACCTTTGAGGTTGATCCTACCGATGGTGGGGTCATTGTAGACTTTTCAGAATCGGTAGAGATGGAAGCTTCAGAAGATATTGCTGAATGGTATGGTGATATGGCAGAAACTCTGGATGAGTCGGACCTAGCCAGTATTGCCAATGATGTCATAGATAATTATGAAGCTGACAAGGATTCCAGAGCTGATTGGGAATCCATGTTCGAGCGGGGATTCGATCTACTAGGTCTTAAACTTGAGCAGGGATCGGAACCATTCGAGGGTGCTTGCACGGCTGTGCATCCCCTCCTGATCGAGTCGGCTGTTAAGTTCCAATCCAAAGCTTCTGGAGAACTCTTTCCTACGGGAGGTCCAGTCAAGACACAGATCTTCGGTAAGTCTACTCCTGATAAAGAGATGCAATCCAATCGTGTTCAGAACTTTATGAACTATCAGCTTACGGAGCAGATGCCGGAATACTTCGATGAGTTTGAAAGGATGTTATTCCATCTACCTTTGATTGGGTCTTCCTTCAAGAAACTCTACTATGATGCTACAGTTAAACGTCCTAAATCAGAATTTATTCCTATAGATCAGTTCTATATATCTTATTATGCAACTGATCTTTATAATGCAGATCGTTACACACATGTTATTTATCGGAGTCCGGTAGAACTGTCCAGAGATATTCGTGCTGGTATCTATCAAGATGTAGATCTTCCAACTCCTTCCATAGGTACCATGACGGCTTTCTCTGAGAAGATGGATACCATTATTGGTTTGTCTCCTTCCTCAGATAATGATCCACAGTATGTTCTTCTGGAACAACACTGTTATCTCAATCTAGAAGAAGAAGATGAAGCATTTCCTTATATTGTAACTGTAGAACAACAATCCAGACAAGTTCTTAGTATTCGTAGAAACTATAAGCAAGATGACCCGAACAAAGAAAAAATAAGCCACTTTGTGCATTATAGATTTGTTCCGGGCTTTGGTTTCTACGGCCTGGGTCTTATTCACTTTCTGGGTAACTTGACCATGAGTGCTACGGCAGCTATGCGTTCTTTAATAGATGCCGGTCAGTTTGCCAATTTACCAGGAGGATTTAAGGCCAAGGGAGTAAGGATGGTTGGCGACAATGATCCTATCTCTCCCGGCGAGTTCAAGGAGGTTGAAGCAACTGGTATAGATTTATCAAAGGCTATTGTTCCCCTTCCCTACAAAGAGCCTTCCTCGACTCTATTCCAGATGCTGAATTTCGTAGCTACTGCTGGTCAGAAGTTTGCGGACAGCACAGAGCAGGTTATCTCTGATGCTGCCTCCTATGGACCCGTTGGAACGACTATGGCTTTACTGGAAGCCAGTAGCAAGTTCTTCACGGCAATTCATAAAAGAATACATAAATCTCAAAAAGATGAATTCAGGATTCTTGCCCGGATTGATTACGACTATCTTCCTTCCGAATATCCTTACGATGTTCCCTACGAAGATCGAAGTATATTCAAGAATGATTTTGACGGTCGGATAGATATCGTTCCAATAAGCGATCCTAATATTCCCAGTAACGCACACCGTATGATGATGGCGAACATGGCGCTTCAGATGGCCCAGCAGTCGCCCCCCGGTATGTTCAATCTGGAAGCATTAAACCGGACTATTCTTAATGCAGCTAATATGCCAAATGTGGAGGAGATACTTCCTCCCAAGATTAAACCTAAACCGATGGACCCGGTATCGGATATCATGGCGGCTACCAAGGGCGTTCCTATTGCAGCCTTCCCCGGACAGAATCACGATGCTCATATTCAGGTAAAGATGATGTATCTTCAAGATCCAATGAATGGTGCTAATCCTATCATGGAACGTATTCGGCCAATCCTTGAATCTAATATTCAAGAGCATTCTATTATGAAGTATCAAGAACAGATGAGTGGTATTACAAATCAGATGATGCAACAGAATCCAGAACAAGCTACTAATCCTGCTGTTGTAGAGATGGCTATGGCCGAAGCCGCACAACAGATAATGAATGCAAACCAAGCTATGGGTCAGGCACAGTCTCCTGAACAACAGCTTGTTGCTCTGGAACAGGCTAAGGTTGAACTGGAGAAGCAGAAGCTTCAATCCAATACAGCTACTAATGCTGCCGAACTTGAATTGAAGAATAAGAAGCTTGAGCTTGAGGAAAATGAACAACTTATTGATATGCTTAAAACAGGAGCCACTGATAAGTTCAAACGTGAGAAAGCCGATTTAGATCGAGACAGTAAAGAAAAACTAAAAGATATGGAACTTATGGCTAAAATTGCTCTGGAAGATTTGAAAATTAATAAGGAAGATGAGCGAGAAGTTGCCAGAGTAATGAAAGATATGCTTCAGGCAAATAAGAAAGAGAATCAGGAACTTGATATAAAAGGTCTGGATGCTCTTGTCAAGATGGCAATAGCGCAACAAAAGGAGATAAGCAATGATGAAGAAAGGTGATGGTTATCTGGAACATGTACTGAGTAAAAGTAAAACATTCGGAAATCCATTTAAGGAAGATGTCTGGGGTCCACGAAGTAAACGTGGTGTTCTGAGTGAATGGCCTGACTATGCATGGAAAATGCCAGAACCAACGAAAAAATCACGTAAGAGTACTATATACGATTAATGGATATCTGGGATGAAATTGTTATCGAGTTTAATGAAGAATTAAATAAACTCAAGACTACTTTGGGTAATGGTTCAGCAGAAGATTACTCACATTATAGACAGATTGTCGGGTCCATATCTGGGATAGAATGGGCCAGAGATAATCTGACAACCATTGTTAAAAAACGTGTCTATCAGGAGGATGATTAAAAGATGCAACAAGTTAGTATGGGTGCGGCTCTGAAGAACGATCTCTGGGTTACAGATCTGGAGGAGGTTCCTGATCCTAGTCCGCTACCTGAGTTACCGGGGTTTCATGTTCTGGTACGTCCTGTAT